CCTCGACGGTGGCAAGGTCGTACTCCTCGTCCGAGCGGGTAACCTGCCACTTCAGGACACGCGGCAGCTCCGTCTCCTGCCCGCGGATCAGCTCGAACGGCTCGGCGCCATTCGCCCCGGCGACGAGGTCATCGACGGTGAGCGTGGCGACCGGCGCCGCCCCGCGCATGCGGAACCGCATGACGCCCTCGCTCTCGACGGCGTCGAAGCCGAAGAGCTGGCCGAGGGTGGCGATCGAGGTCCGCGGGCTTTCGATCGCGGTGATGGCGAAGCCCTCGACCGCGCCCCACAGACCGGCAACGTCGATCCGCGCGTCGGGGAGACCCGCCCTGCGGCAGAGATCGCGCACGAGGGCCGGGAGGGCGGCCGAGCCGAGCCGACCGTTCAGCCAATGACCAAGGCGCCAGTTCTCCCCGTCCGCCCAGACCTCTCCCAGCGCTGGGAACTGCGGATAGGGGCGCGCATCCCAGGTCCAGGCGGCGCAATCGGGCAGATGGACCATCCGTCCACCATAGACGGAGGAGACGGGGTTGTTCGCGGCTTCACCCCACCAGAGGAGTGTCGCCTCGAGATAGGCCCGCTGGATGGCATCATCCTGCCAGCCTCGGGAGAAGTACGGGACGAACGATTCCGAGCTCTTCGGGTCGAAGAAGACGTTGGGCTGGTTGGTGCCGCGGTCAATCGCGGGACAGCCGAACTCGGTGAACCAGATGGGCTTGCTCTCCGGGATCCACGGAGTGGGGGCGACGTTCTCCACCCCGCCCGGCCGGTCGAAGTGGCGGTTGCCCCACCAGGCGCGGAGATCCTTGTACCGGAAGACCCATGGCTTGCCATAGCCCCCGTCCGTGATCGGCGTCCGCACCTGCCCAGCGCGATCGGCGGTGCTGGCATAGAACCAATCAAAGCCCTCGCCACCGGCGATTTTGGACTGCAGGTAGCCACGGTCATGGATTGCGGGTGCACCTGAAAGCGCATCAAGGTGTTCGAACCCGTCGCGCCAATCGGAGAGGGGCATGTAGTTGTCGATACCCACGAGATCGATGTTGGGGTCCGCCCAGAGCGGATCGAGGTGGAAGAAGACGTCCCCGCTGCCGTCAGGAGGCTGGTGGCCGAAGTATTCCGACCAGTCGGCGGCATACCCGAGCGTCGTCATGGGACCGACGATCCCCCTCACATCCGCCGCCAGGGCGCGAAAGGCTGCGACACCGGGATAGGTGGCGGGCCCGCTCCGCACCTGTGTGATGCCGCGCATCTCGGTGCCGATTAGGAAGGCGTCGACCCCGCCCGCCGCGGCACAGAGATGAGCATAGTGCAGCACCATGCGCCGCAAACCCCAGTCGTCGGGATCGCCTGACCAGGAAACGTCCTCGCCCGACACATCGAAGTCCGAAGGTTCCGCGGCCCCGAAGAAGGCGGCGATCTGCGCTGTGGCCGCAACCGTCTTGTCGACAGTCCCAACCATCCCCGCCGCCGGGGAACAGGTGATCCGTCCCCGCCAGGGGAAGGGCGGCTGGCCGATGTCGGCAGCTCCATCGCTGTACGGGTCGGGCAGCAGATTGCCCGCGGGTACATCCATCAGGATGAAGGGATAGAAGGTCACCCGCAGCCCGCGCGCCTTCAACTCCCGGATGGCCTGCACGATGGACCGGTCGGAAGGTGTCCCACCATAGACCGGCTTTCCGTCGACAGACGTCACGACATAAGCCGCGGCCCGCTCTATCCTGTTCACAGACCAGCTGACCGGTTCCGTGTCCTTCGCCTCAGTCTCGACGCCCGGGCGGATACGGCATTCCCCGCAACGCAGGTCATCCCCGAACCAGGCGACCACGAGGGAGACGCTCTCGATCCCCGGAACCGCTGCCTGCAGTTGGTCGAGCGCCACGACGATATCGGGGATGCCGGGCAGAGCGTTCACGTTCACGGGGATAGTCGTGCCCTCCGCCTCGCGACGGACATTCTCGGTCGCATAGGTGAACTCCCCCGAGGCGGGGATCAGCGTCACGGCGCGGATCAGACCCTCGGCGGTGTCCTCTTCCGCGAGCGGCCGCCAGACCTCGAACGTCAGCTGCGGAATGCGGTTGCCGAAGAGGCCGAGTGACAAGCCCTCGAAGACGGCATAGGCGACACCGCGATAGGCGGGCACCTCCTCTCCCTTGGTCGCCGCGATGAAGGGATCGGCGACCTGCGTCTCGTCGCCCGGATACCACCGCCAGGTGATGGTGGAAGTGTCGAGCAGCTCCCCATCCGCCCAGATGCGACCGATGCCGGTGATGATGCCCTCGGCGATTCCGACGGCAAAGGAACAGGAGTAAAGGTAGGTGACGGTCGTGACCGAGGGCCCGATCCCCTTGCCCCCGCCGCTTGTCGCCCCGGAGACCTCCTCGACGAAGTCCGTGGCCCAGATCAGGTTCCCGGCAAGGCGCATGCGGCCATACACGCGCGGGATGACTCCTCCCTCGGAGGCGGTGGTGACGCGGAGATCGTCGAGCCTCTGCCCGACCGAGCGCTGCCCGGGGGCGAGGGCGGAGACGATCCAGGAATCGATGACGCTGCCTGCGGCCGTGCCGATCGCGCCACCGATGGTGGCGGCGGACAGGCCGAAGAGCGAGCCGCCGATGGAGGCCCCCATGGCGGAACCAACTGAGGCGAGGGCAAGGGTGGCCATCAGGATCTCGCTGTCTGCGTAGGGGGATGGAGATCGCGTGCTGTCTGTGCGGGCGGTTGAGCTGGAAACAGGAAGGCCGCCGCCGCGCGACGCGACCAAGCTGACGTGAACGGCACCTCGACGACGCCCAGCCGCTCATAGGCATGGATCATGGTTCCGGTACCGGTCAGAATCCCGCAGTGTTTCGCCACCGCGCCGCACTGCATGCGGAACAGGATAAGCGCGCCGGCCGAGGCACCGGCCAATGCCGTGTCAGCGGTGACCGCCGCGAGCGGCACCTCGATCATGTGCGCCTGCGCGCCCTCGAGCAGCACCTCTCGCCCCGAGGTCTCGCCCCAATCCCGGCCGTAGGGTGGCAGCGGACCGGGCTCCCCGCCCACGACCTCGCGCCAGACACCGCGGATGAGCCCGAGGCAGTCACAGCCCGCGCCCTTCAGGCTCGCCTGGTCATGGTAGGGCGTTCCGATCCAGGACCGTGCCACCGCGACGACGTGCGCCGGATCGGCGGTCCGGCGTGCCTTCCGTCCGCGCCCCATCACAGCATCTCGCCCGCGTGATCGCCTGAGGACGAGGGATACCGGATCATCGTGTCGTTGCCCGGGATATGCGGGAAGCCACGGAACCGGGTCACGTTGGCGAACTTGGCGCGACAGGTGCCGAGCGTCTTGTCGCAGCCGGCGCGGATCGTGAAGCTCTGCCCCGCCGCAATCGGCCGCACCGGGGCCTCCAAGAGCGTGATCCGCACGAGGCCCGCGTCGAGGTCATGCCGCAGCACCTCCGCCTGCCGCCCGGCATTCGGCCCCGTCGTCCAGGTCAGGATCCCGGAGGTGAACCAGTCCACGGCAAAGTCGCCGAGACCGGAGACTGCAATGGCGCGATCCCGCAGGACATCCGTCACGGTACCGCTCCCCATGAAGGTGGGCTCGTCCAGATCGACCCCGCAGCGCGCATCACCGAGCGCGGCATCGCAACTCGCCTGCCAGGCGCGTCCGACCGGCTGGTTCAGGACATGGGCGAGGCTCCGGACCTCGGCCGTGAAGGCGACCTTCCCGCGCCGGATCTCGCCCAGCGCGCCGTAGCGCAGGAGGATCCGCTCGCCCGGGTCTTGCCAGTTCACCCGCCAGACCTCGACGGCTGCATTGTCCCACCGCCCTTCGATGATGTCGGTCTCGGTGATGCGGTCGGAGGTCAGCACGCCTTCCGCGTCCTGGGCATCGACCTCAAGTGCGGAGCCCGCGCGCACTTCGCCCGCTGTCAGGCCAGAGTCTGGCTCGAACTGGGTGCCGTCGAAGGTGAGCGGCAGGTCGTGGTCGGTGAAGCCCATGACCACGCCATCGCTGCGGGTCAGCCGCCAGCACCAGGCGAGCGTGGTGGCGCCGGTGGCGAGATGTGCTGCGAGACCCGGGGACAGCGCCTTCACTTCCGCCCCCAGCCGCGCAGGAGCGCGACGGAAGCGAGGCCCGAGGAGACCACCCCGCCGGTTGCGCCCATCACAGCGTAGAGGTTGAAGGGATGGATATCGAAATGGCCGGTGGCAAGGTCGAAGTCGGCGAGCCCCGCCATGGCAAGGCCGGAGGCGACAAGGCAGGCGAGATAGACAAGCCCGCGGGCGAGGGTCCAGGTCATGAGGGGTCCTTTCCAGTGAAGAGACGGGACAGCCAGCGCCAGAAGGGCGCGGCGGCGAAGGGGTCCGGCGCGGGCGATGGCGATGAGCTGGTCGGAGGGATCTTGGGCGCAGTTTTTGCGACAGTTGGCGCAGGGAGGGCGACCGGCGCGGGTGGCACAGTCTTCTCCGCCTCCAGCATCACCAGCAGCTCCGCCTCGCTGATCCGCCGGACCGGGGCATGGAAGTCGACCTTGCCCGCGCGATCGACGCCCCAGACCGGGATCGGGCCTTCCGGATAGTGGCCAAGGGCGAAGAGATCCCGCTCGGCCGTCCGGCGCGGGATGATCGCGGCAGGCCGCTTCCAGTTCAGGAAGGCGGCTGCCGCGGCCTTGCGGTTCCCGGCATTGAGATGCCGCGTCAGGACCGCCTCCGCGATGCCGCCGGTGTTGTAGTGGAAGGAGACCAGCGCATCGACCTCGTGCGGGGCCACCGGCACGGAGACGGCACGGCGGACATCGGCCTCGTAGCGGGCGATATCCGCCCGGAAGAGACGGATCGCCGCGCGGATCCCGGCATCAAGATCGACGGGCATGCCGCGCGTCATTCGCTCCGGGTCCGGCGGTCCTGCTGCGGCGGTATGACCAATGCCGAAGGTCCAGATGCCTTCGGAATCGCGATAGGGCGCGGGCACGATGCCTTCGTGCCGCGCGAGGGCCACGAGCCCCCGGGCTGTCATCTGCATGGGTCAGGTCCTGGTTGGGTGGAGGATGAGAAAGGGAGGGGGCCAGTGTTCGACGCTGATCGTCGAACAGGTGCGCGATAACAGCGCCGTTTCGACGAACAGACGACGCAGTTGCCGCGCCCCATCACTGGCTGTCGTGCAGCCGCTCCAGTGCGGCGGTGAGCGCCTCGAGGCGGCTCAGGATATTGGCGATACGCTCGTCGATGACGGCGATCTGGCGATCGGCATCGACGAGCTGGCGATGGGTGAGCGGTGTCGATGTCTGCAGCTCGTCGACCTGCGCCTCGAGCTGGCTCATGCGCGTGTTCTGCACGCCCGCCCACCAGACGACGGTGCCGCCTTGCGCGGACAGTGCGAGCGCCAGGCTCATGTAGGCGGCAAGCGGTCCCATCCGGACGCTTGGTGGTGGATCAGCCGCGCGGGGCGGCGGTGATTGTTCCGCCGAGCTGTTCGTTGGCGGGTCAGGTGGTTTGGCAGGCGCCATGTTTCTGTCTCCTTCAGAGGCGGAGTTCGACGAGGGGGATGGAGGTGATCGACCCAAGGCGTTCGAGGTCGAGCGTGACGTCGAGCCGGTCGGTGTCAAAGCGGACGGGGACGTCGAAGGCAAAGCCTGCAGTCAGGACGACCCCGGCGGCAGGCGGCGCGGCGAATGTCACGACGCCGGTTGCGCTGTCGACTGACCAGCCGGTGGTCAGTTCGACCCCGTCCCGCGCCACCCGGACACTCCCCGAGACCGGTTTTGTGATGGTGCGAAACCAGGCCTGCGCGCCCGAGTCATAGCGCTTGCGGAGGGGGAAGATTGTGGTGACCCCGTCGCCGGTTCCGAGAGGCTGGTCGAGGGGGGAGGTCGTTCCTGAGGGCAGGCAGGAGAGGTAATCCGCCCAATCTTTGAAGCGGAAGCCGTGGAGCCGCCCGTTCCGTGCCTCGAAGAAGGCGACGACGCTGGCGAGATCATCGGCGCGGCGAATGCCATAAGCGACGTCGTAGCGGCGGCGCGAGCTCGCCCAGCTGGCGTTGCGCTCTTCGGCCCCGCTCGCCAGCTCGACGACCTGCGTCCGCCGCTCCGGTCCACCGCGCGCCCCGCGGCTGACCGCCTCTGGAAAGCGCACCTCGTGGAAAGCCATGGCGCTGTGTCTCCTTTTGAGCTGAATGGAAGTGGCGCTACGGGATGCAGCGGATGCGCGTCACATGCCCCGCCGCCCGCGCGCAATCGCCCGAGCGATGTCCGCGGCCACTTGTGTCTGCGATTGCCGGAAGCTCTCCACGTCCCGCGCGTTGATCGTGATCGCAACGACGGGCTCGGCGCCGCTGCTTCGACCAGCGCTCACTGCCACTTCCCGGCGTGACAGCACCCGTTCGCCCCGCTGGAGGATGGCGGGCACCTCATCGGGGCGAAGACCCGCCCAGCCACCGCCATGCATCCGCGGCGCCCCGGCAAAGGCCAGCGCCGGGACCATCCGCCCCGGCCCCGCAGCACCGACGGTCCCGCCGTCGTGGAGGACAGGGGCAAGGACGGACCCCGCCGCTCCCAGACCGCCACCCCCGCCCAGCGCGCCCGCGAGCGCCCCGGCCAGAGGTCCCAGCACGAACCGCCGCGCCGCCAGCTGGGCGAGGTCGGCGATCACCGAGGTCACGAGATCCCGCATCCCGAGCTTGCCGGTTCGCACAAAGTCGCCCACCGCTTGCTCGGCCGAGGAGAAGGCCCCGACCAGTGTCTGGCCGACGTCACCGCCGATGTCGCGGGCCTTGGCCGCATAGTCGGCCAGCGCTGCTGTCACAGCCTGCCAGCCGGTCAGCGCGACCTCTGCACCTCCAGTAGCAGCATCCCCCGCCTCTCGCGCGGCGGCACCGGCCCCGCGCCCAGCAGCGGCAGCCGCGTCCAACTCGTCCCCCAGCGCCGCCGCTGCGTCGGTCCCCGCGCCCAGCGCGACGTCTGCGTCTGACCCCGCACCGGCCATGGCATCGCGCAGCGCCTGCCAGCTGGCGAGCGGCCGCGCTGCCGCGTCAACCAACATGCCCGCCGCTTCGCGGTAACCCTCCGCCCGGCTCCGTGCCGCATCTGCCGCTGCACCGAGCCCCGTGTCGGGCGCGGCGAGATAGGTCCCCGCCAGCGCCGCCGCGAAGGCATCCGCCGCGGCTGTCCCCGCCGCAGTCGCACCACCCTCGAACGGGTTCGCGATCCGCCCAAGGGCGAGGGGGTCAAGCGTGCCGATCCGGACACCGCCCTCGTCCACCGCCCAGTCGGGCAGCAGCTCCAGCGCCCCATTCAGCGCAGAGATGAAACCATTGATCTGGGTGACGACGCCATTCAGCATCGCCTCGATCCCGGAGATCAGTCCGTTCGCCGCCTGGAAGGCGAAGTCCCCGATCGCCCCCGGCAGCTTGCCCCAGATCGCGACGGCGGCATCATAGGCCCCCTGGAACACGGCCGCCGTCCGATCGCCGAAGGCGACGACACCGGCGATGGTGCCATCGAGCCCGGCAAGTCCCGCCGCCTTCAGCCCCTCCCAGTCGCCCGACATCTGGGCGAACGTAACCTTGAGTCCGAGTCCCATCCGATCGAAGACCTCGCGGCCCAGCGCGCCAAGCAGCCGGAAAGCCTCGCCCACGCTCCCCGCACCTGCGGCGAGCCGGGTGAACTGGTAGACGAGTTCCCCAGCACCTACGACAAGGGCTCCGATCCCGGTCCGGATCAGCGCACCGCGCAGGAACACGAGCGCCGTCGCCAGCCCACGCATCGAGAGCGCCGCGGCCGCCATCGCTGCAACCCAGCGCCCGGCCATCAGCGTGGCGAAGGTCGCCGCTTGAGTGCCGAGCCGCCCGAGATTGGCAATGAGTCCGTCGAGCGCCCGGCCGAGCGGCCCGGTGCCACGGGTAATGTCGGCGAGCGCGTTTGCCGTGGCTTCCAGCGCGGGGGCCACGGCCGCCGTCAGTCTGTTCGTGAGCCCAAGCCCGATTAGCTGCAGCCGGGCCAGCGCATCCCCCGTCCGCTCGATCTGCGCGGCATCCGCAGTGCTCACCGCCACGCCGAAGTCGCGAATGTCGACGGCCGCCTCGCGCAGCGTCGCGGGGTCGATCCGCAGCAGCGCCAGCGCCGCACGGTCACCAAAGAGGTCTGCCGCGACACCTGCGCGCTCTGCGGCGGGCACCATCCGCGCCAGTGCCTCCTGGATGGAGATGAGCCGGTCGTCGAGCGGCAGGTCCTGCAGACCTTCCGCGGTAAGCCCGAGCCGCTCCAGCGCGCCGACTGCCGTGCCTGACCCGGCCGCGGCCTCAGACAGCCGCGTCGTGAGCTTCTTGGTCGCCTGCTCGATCTCGCCGAGGGAGACCCCGGCCAGTTCGCCCGCCCATGTCAGCACCTGCAGGCTCTCGACCGTTGTGCCGAGCGAGGCGGCAAGGTCCGCCTGTGCACCGATCGTGTCGAGCCCGGACCGCACCATCGCGACGCCGGCCGCGGCTGCTGCTGCGCCGAGGGCCGCCATGGCGATACTGGCCCGGCGCGCGAAAGCCGCAAGACGTGCGTTGGCGAGTTCCATCTCGCTGGACAGGCGTCCGAAGCCGCGCGCCCCGGCCGTACCGACGCCCTCAAGTTCGGCCCGCACTTGCCGCCCACCGACGGCCACAAGCCGGACGGACACGCGCTTCTCGGTCATTGGCGCAGTTTCCTTGCCTTCTGAAGGTTTATGTCTTACGGGTTCAGTATCGATCAAGGAGGTGTATGATCATGACGGAGACCGCGACGCTCTCGTCGAAGTTCCAGATCTCGATCCCGAAGGCGATCCGGTCCGCCCAGCATTGGGAGGCGGGACTGATCTTCGCATTCATCCCGAAGGGGACCGGGGTGCTGCTGGTGCCTGTGCCGAAGCGGGAGGCCTTGAAGGGGCTCGCGCTAGGGGCGTCGAGCACGGATTACCGTGATCGCTCGGACCGGACCTGATGATCCTCGTCGATACCTCGGCCTGGATCGAATGGCTGATCGACTCCTCCACCGGGGGGAAGGTGGCGCAGCACCTGCCCGAACAGTCTGACTGGCTCGTGCCGGCAATGGTGCAGCTGGAACTGGCGAAGTGGCTCGCCCGTGAGGTCGGCGAAGACAAGGCCGATCAGGTGATCGCGTTTACGCAGGTCTGCCAGGTTGTGCCCCTTGATACCGAGATCGCGCTGGCCGCAGCTGAGGTCTGCCGGGAGCACAGACTGGCGACGGCGGATGCCATCGTCTTCGCCACGGCCCGCGCCCGGGGCGCGACGCTCCTGACCTGTGATCGGCATTTTGCCGACCTGCCCGGTGTCATGCTGATCGAGAAGGGGAAGGACTGAGGCGCCTCCGTGTCGCCGTACCTCCGCAAAGCTATATCACGGGCCCGCCGCGATCTGTTCGTTCATGCGGCGGACCATCACCGCCTCAATCTCGGGCAGGAGTTCAGCCACGGCGAGGGGCGACACGCCCAGCGCGGCGGCAAGAGCGAAGGCGGCACCCATGTCCCAGCCAATGACGGCGGGCGCACCACAGCCACTGGTCGCAGCTCCGCCGCCCCCGCTGACGAGACGGAGCTGACCGCTGAGGCGGCCAACGAGGTCCCAGACCTGGGCGCCCTCCCAGGTTTGCGGCCGGTTCAGCAAGGCGGGGCAGTCGGGGCAGGATCCGGCACAGGCCGAGCAGTAGCGCTCGCCCCCGCCGAAGCTCCAATCGGCGAGGGCGCGGAGACGTTTTTTTCCGCGTCCAGCAGCAGTCCCTTTGCAACGTAGGCCACCTGGAAGGCCTCGAAGACCGGCCAGAGATCGAGGAGCGCGTCGATCCTCTCAGGGCTGACAGGGATCTCGTTGCCTTCGGCATCCCCAACACCCTCCCAGTCGAGCACCGCCCGCCGCGCCACGGCCTTGGCCATGGCAACTGCCAAGTCTTCAGGCGTGGCGGTGTCAGGAAGATCTCCGAGGGCTGAATCGCCGCGCGCGGCCACCATCAGCGCCGTGGTGAGCGGGGCCACGAGGATGCGCAGGTCCGGGGCGAGGGTGAGCCATTGCGGTTGAGACGAAAGGTTCAGGCGGATCATGGGTCAGTATTCCGTGACAGAGTTGACGAGAACGGCGGTGCACATGCGGGCGGGAGACAGGGCCTTGGCCGCCTGCCAATCGAAGCTGGCCTGGATGCCTTGTGGCCCGGGGATCTCGATCCGGGGGCGCGGAAGATAGACCGCATGCGCCGTGAAGGTGAAGCTCGCCTCCGCCCCGAGCGACCAGCCGAAGATCAGCTCGCAGGGATCCCCCGCGATGGCTTGGTCGACGAGCGTGCTCTCGGCGAAGCGCACCTCCACCCGGCCGGTGAGCGCGGCCATGCCGGGATCGGCTCCCTCGATGCGTCCGTCGTCGCGGATGGTCTCGATCCGGTCGAGGCCGTTGGCATAGGTGATCTCGGCCGAGACGACATTGCCGAGGGGCACGCCGTTGCGCGTGATGGAGCCATTGAAATGGCCGAAGCGCTGCAGGCCCAGTGCCATGGGGGTGCCTGCGCCGGACACCGCCCCGACCGCCTCGCCCTGAGCAACGA